CACACCCGCCACGGCAAAGGATGCACAGGCAAGAGCAGTTCTGGCAGATACAAAGGCAAAGGTTGACGCTCTGGGATTTGCCAGTATCACAAGGCTTGATGACGGCAACGTCCGCATAGATTTCGGAGGTGAACCATGAAGATCAGCATAAATGATAAATCGCTGTACTCCGATAATGTTCCCGTCCGGCAGTACAACAATCTGGTCGATACGATTACCCTGACCATTCCGAGAATTTACAACGGCATCGACATGGCTGAGGCAACGGCGCGAATTGTAGCGGAAGGCAAGCCGAGCCTGATCGAAGGTGTCAGCGATGAGATCACAAAGGCATACACCGACACGACCATCACGGTGACGTGGGATGTTGCCAGAGCATACACCGAAAACGCAGGAGCAGTACCGTGCCAGATGAGCCTGCTTGATGCGGAAGAGCGTGCGTTGTACACGGCAATCTTCACGCTTCGGGTGTTGGACAGTCTGATCTTTTCCGAGTGGGACGGCGAGGATCATACCATGTGGGATGATTATCTCGCACAGTTCAACGGTCTGGTTGATCATGCGGATGAAGTTGATGCAAAGCTGACCGAATTTGATGAAGATTACGAAGATAAGCTTCAGACGGTCAAGGACACGGCAAACAAAGCGATTGATGATCTTGAGACCGCACAGACAACAGCGGTGCAGGCAGTCAAGGACACAGGTGCAACCGAAGTTCAGATAGTCAAGGACGAGAGAGCGGCGGCAATCGCAGAGATAGATGCAAAGATTGACGCAGTCGGATGGGAAGTTCTCCCGAATGGTAATCTTAGAGTCACGATAGAGAGGAGCGGAGAATGAGTTATTTAGACATGGTTGGCGTTGAATACGCAGAAGAAACATATGCAAAAAAATCCGGCGAATACCCCAACCTGACCGCAGGCACGGCAGAGGGGCTGATCGGGCAGTCTTATGAGGCAGACCAGAGCGCATATCTCTACCGCAAGAGCCATGAGGGCGGCAGAGTACGAGAGCAGATCATTGGCGGTACGGTGGCGTGGAATCAGCTTTTCGGAGACATAGACGTTATTGGCTCATCTACAGCGCCAGTATTTACTGCGTCTGTTTTGGAAAACAATGCAGGATTTAATGCTGTATTAAACACCGATTTGGAAGATGGAAACAATACAAGCAGGGCAGTTTATTACAGGTGTACTGATTTCTCACTCGTGAGTGGTCACAAGTATCTTTTCATCGGAAATATCAAAACCAACATCACGAGCATCTACAGGGTCAACGGCTACTTGACGCCATTCGCAGATGATGCGATTGGAAACGGAATGTCCGCTATCTCGGACAAATGCTATTATGCAATGTTTATTGCAAACACAACACGGAGTGGCTCATTTACTCACCGCCTTTACTTGTACGGCACAAACGGCACAACAGGGCAGTATTTTGATTATAAGGACATCCAGTCATTCGACCTCACAGCCATGTTCGGCTCTACCATTGCCGATTATGTCTACTCTCTTGAACAGACAACCGCAGGTGCAGGCGTAGCATGGCTTAAGCAGTATATCGACCTTGACACATACTACGAATACAACGCAGGCAGTCTGGCGAGTGTTCAGACGGAAGAACGGGAAGTAGTAGGTTTCAATCAGTTTAGCGGTTCAATCGTAAAAAATACTTTCTGGGACGCAAGCGGTGAATTGACAACAGGAATGACAGATGCCTATGCGGCATCAGACATAAAAATGCCGTGTATTGGAGGGGAAGAATATTTCGCATACTTCCCAAGACTTCTCAATGGAGAATCCACGGCTTTTTATGTGAAGTATTATTGTGGCGATACATATTTAACTGGAACGAACATTTTTCGAACGATAGGTGCAGATAATGCAGTGGATTTTATAACTCCGATAAATGCTACACATGTAACGTTTTCAATGTATAAGTCTGGGGGTATATCTGGCGGATATAATCCCATCTGCGTAAACCTCTCCGATCCCGCCAAAAACGGCACGTACAAGCCATACGAGAAACACACCTATCCTGTATCTCCCGTAGAACTGCGAGGAATACCGAAACTGGTTGATAATCAGCTTGCCTTTGACGGGGACGTGTATGCGGCAGATGGCACGGTAACGAGGAAATACGGGATTGTTGATCTGGGGGCGCTGACGTGGACGTATGATAATTCGCAAAGCGACTATAATTTCTTCAGAGCGCCGCTCAACAGCATGTTATCGGGAACGGTCAACATGATTCTGGCGGGGTATACCGTTACAACAGGGCGGACGACCATGACAAGCAATATGATGTTCGCTCCATATTCACAGAGAATATGTGTTAGAAACGACTTATACTCGGATGCCGAGTCCTTCAAGGCGGCAATGAACGGTGTATATCTGGTATATGAACTCGCCACGCCTACCACCGAAACCGCCGATCCGTACGCACCAGTTCAGGAAGTGGGTAGTGTAGAGCGATGGATTGACAACCGTGCCGTACCCGTTCCAGTCGGGCAGAACAGCAAATACTATCCCGATTACGCCGAGAAGATCGACGGACTGCCGAGCGATTTCTCCACGCTGATCGCACCGACTGAAGGGGCCTATACGGCAACACGGAACTATGCGGTGGGCGATTATTTTATCGTGGACAATGTTTTGTATAGTGCGACTGCGGCGATCTCGACAGGCACGGCAATCACGCCTGACAGCAACTGTAGGGCGGTGACGATAATGGAAATCATTAAAGAAATCTTAGATGCACTTTAAAGAAAGGAAGGTAACAAAATGACACAGTTTTACATCGTAGAAATTCAGCAGAACACAGCAGGCGAGTATTCCCATATCGTACATTGGGCATATGACGCAGACCCGGACAAGGCACAGCTCAAGGCAGAATCGCAGTATTACACCGTTCTGGCGGCGGCGGCAGTCAGCGAGCTGAAGAGCCATGCGGCGATTCTTTTCTCCGCAGAAGGATTTCCGTTGATGAATAAGTGCTATAAGCATGAGGCGGCACCTGCACCGGTTGAGGAAGTAGTCGAGGGCGAGTAAATGAGAGGGGGCGGTTCATCCGCTCCCTTTTCTTTGGATGAGGGCTAACCAATGGACATAACTATTGCGACTACGCAGATCATGGCCGTCACCGGAACGATCACCGGTGTGGCGGCAGTCATCGCGCTGATTATCAGCCTGATCCGCAAGGCAAAAGCGCCGAACGAATTGCAGAACCAGCGCATTGAGGAACTGGAGAAAAGGGTGACGATGCACGATGAATATTTGCAGAAAGACCTTGCAAGATTCGACCGGCTGGAGAGCGGGAACGAGGTTCTGCTTCAGGCGATTCTGGCGCTTCTTTCGCACAACATAGACGGGAACGACATCGACAGCATGCGGAAGGCAAAAAAGGACTTGGAAGCGTATCTGATCAAAAAATAAGGAGGGCAACGACATGATTTTGCCAGAGAAAGTGTATAAAATCGTCAAGTGGGTTCTGATTATCGTGGTTCCGGCGTTCCTGACGCTGTTCACGCTTCTGGTGAACACATGGCACTGGGACATCCCGGCTGATGCCATCGTGACGACCATCACGGGGATCGCCACGTTTGCGGGCGTTCTGGTGGGCATCAGCCACGTCAACTATTACGGCAAAGGAGAATGACCATGGTTCCGAACTATAAGCAGACAGACCCACGCTGGGCGAACATGATCATCGGCGGCGGAAGCATGACGATGGCCGAGGGCGGCTGCGGCGTCTGCGCGATCGCGGACGTGGTCGAGTTCACTCCGCCGTATGTGGCGAACTTCCTTGACGCGAAGGGATTCATCGACCCGACGCAGGGAACGGAGCATGCGGGGATTATTCCGGCTCTCGAATATTTCGGAAGCGGCGGGCAGCTGCTGACGCCTGGATATATCAATGGCCAGAACAACGCGCCGTATTTCACGCAGGCCTACGAGTACGTGGCCGCAGGTTATGAGGCCATCTTCCTGATGGGCGGCACACAGACAAGAGCCGGAGGAGCATGCCGGACGGATTACTGGTCACGCAAAGGCCATTACATCTGTATCTGCGGAGCGAAGGACGGCGAGCTGCTCGCACATGACCCGATCCACGACGGGCGGGACGGGTATCATTCCATCTTTGACACGACCGGCAGCCTTCCGGATTCCTACAACGGGAACACAAAAAAAATCTGGCTGACGACCAAAAAATGGAGGGAGGACGGAACGGTGTTTGATTTCGAATTCAGGCAGGTATCAATCGGAGATGAGGGCGTTGATGTCCTGATCGTGCAGGAGGTTCTGAGAGCCAGAGGCATCACGGCAGCGCCACGGTTCGGCGGTGACGGCAACCTGCCGGAGCTTGACCGGAAATTCGGAAAGAACACCAGAGCGGCGGTGATGGCCTATCAGGAGATGGAGGGCATCACGGTGGACGGCATCGCAGGGAAGACGACCTTCTCGCACATGTTCGGCAAGGCCGCACGATAAGAGAGACCGGGGAGAAATCCCCGGCCTTTTTATGTGGTACAACACGTTTTAGCCATTGGCATGGGTGCGACGACTTGCTCCTACTCAAACGCCCAGTAGATCGTTATGTCATCCCCGTCCAAAACAATCCTGTCAATCAGACCGTGAACAATGGCCTTCACGGCATCCGGATCGGCATCATCCAACACATCCCCGAATGTATGAAGCAGATTCACGGCGTGCACATTTCCTGCGTCGTTTTCGATTTCGGCCAGATCGGCCGCAACGGCATCCTTTTCATCCTGCAATGCCCTGACGCGCTCGGACAGCCTTCCTGCGTCTATTTCGGCGGTCTGGTAAAGGTCGAGAAGCCTGTCGATCTGTTTATCTATTTCCGCGATCCGCTCCCGGAGCGGTGCAGGGTTTTTCTTCTTAGGTTCCGCAGCCATGGCATCCGGATCGAGTGCAAGCTGCCGGATTTCCCCGAGAATCAAATTGTCGAGTTCATCCATATCCCAAACTTTATTATTGCAGCATGCCGCCCGAACCATTGACGGCATCGTCTTCGATTTTGAATAGCACATATATTTCCGGACGATCCGGCGCGTGCCATCCTTACGGGGGCGCGGTTTTGTGCGACCGAGGTATCTGGCACCGCACTGTCCGCAGAAGATCAGGCCGCCGAGAAGGGACTGCCGCTGGTATGGGCGCGGAGATGATGGCGATCGCTTGTTCTGCGCAGCGGCGAAGGTGTCGGCATCCACCAACGGAACATGCTGGCCGGGATATTCCTGACCATCCCACGATATGACACCGATATATAAACGATTCGACAGAACGTTGTAAACGGTTGAACGCGTCCACGTTCCACCCTTCACATGGTAGGATGCCATGGCCTTCGTGATGGCGTTATACGAGGCACCGGATGCCGCCAGATCGAACGCCTTGCGAACCTGTTCCGATTCGTACTCATTCACCACCAGACGGCCGTCTATATAGTCATATCCCGGAGGGATGGAACCGCCGCCATGGAAAAGCCCTTCTTTTGCCCTGGCTTCACGCCCGAGCGCCATCCGTTCCCTGATCTGCTGCCGTTCCAGCTGCGCAAACACGGAGAGGATGCCGATCATGGCCATGCCGAAGGGCGTGGACGTGTCGAAGTTTTCCGTCATTGATATAAAGGCAACGCCTTTGAACACGTCCTCGATCAGATGAAGCGTGTCCTTTTGCGAGCGAGAAAGCCGGTCAAGCTTGTAAACGACCACACGGGACACCAGACCATGCTCCACGTCACGAATCAGCGCCTGCATCCCCGGGCGGTTCAGATTCGAACCAGAAAACCCCGGATCAGAATAAACCTTCACCGATTTCCATTTGTGGGCGGCGGCGAACATCCGCAGACGTTCCTCCTGCTCCCCGATGGAATAACCTTCCCGTGCCTGCTCTTGAGTAGAAACGCGGATGTATAATGCGGTGATCATTTGTGCGCCCTCGCTTCGATGGCCGTGGCGGATTCCAGAGAATGGAAATCGTCGCGGATGATGTGCTCCATTTCATGCAGGAACGAAGCCCTGTTCTGCCAGATGTTCAGCCGTGAATTCAGCACGATCGTGCTGTATCCGTCAAATGTCTGCAAAACGTACCCTTTTACCGTGGTAGGCAAGTCCAACATTATGACACGGTATTCCATTCTTATTCCTCCGTAAAGATGCCGAGCATCCGCACAGCCTTGTCGAGGTCTTCCGCTTTCACTTTCCGCGACGCATCAAACAGTCCTTTGTATTCCGGATGCGTCCGCAGGAATTCCGCAAATACGGCGGCCTCTTGGTCAATGTAATATTCGTCGTTGAATTCTTCGACCAGATCGGACTTCTTGACACCGAAATAGTTCGCCATCTTTTCAATCTTGTCAATGCGCGGATAGGATTTCGCGTTTATCCAATCGGAGAACGACGCGATCGGAAAACCGAGATCAGCGCACACGGTCGCAGAGTTGACGCCCTTTCTGATCATGAGCCGCCGGATGTTTGACGACATGATT